CCCAAGTAAAGAAGCGCTTGGTACGCAGGACCTTGTAGGCCCGATACAGCATCTCCTGAGACGACTGCAGGAAGTCGTCAATCAGCTCCGGCATACCGGGGCCGGGATACTCGACGTTCGCCGAGAAGCCCAGCCGGCGCAGCATGCGGGTGCGCAGCTCGACTAGGGTCTGGGACGGATTCGGGTCATCGCACTCGCAGTTGTAGTTCGTACCCGACGTGTCGCCCGTGAGAATCTGAAAGTTGAGTGTCAGAGTCGGCATTAGGCGGCCTGCTGCACGCGAGTGAAGGCCAAGCCGCTACCGTTCTGGAGCGGCTGAGGAAGTGCGGTCGGCGTGGTCCATTCGGTCGGATTGCTGAAGACAACCAGATTGGTGTCGTCCAGTGTGGCGCTGTAGACGTCCGTTCCCGAGGACTGGACCGTGAGCACTTCGGTAAAGGCGGAGGAAGCTACTCCAGAGGCGAAGCCATCCGGAGCAGTCGCTGTAACGCGCACATTCAACGGAGGGATGGAGGTCTGCGGCATGACGATGATTTGCGGGGCAATGCCACCGGCCAGGGCCACGGCCTCAAAGTCGCACTGAATCAGGCCGTCTTCATCCACCACAACCGTACCGACGGCGGGGTCCAGGTCCTCGGCGCGCACGAGGTAGGCGCGGGAGTCGGGGGTCGGACCAACGGTGGTGCCGAAATACTTCACGAACACCTGCCACTCGCCCGTCTCAAAGATGTTGCGCCAAGTGGCCATTTATCACCCCGTTGGAAGAAGGGCCGGTTGCCCGGCCCCTCGGATTACACCGCGCGCAGCACCTGTCCCTCGCGGGAGCGGATGTTTTGCGAGGACATCTTGGCTTGCACGTCAGCGCCGGTCGGCTCGTCCAGCGGAACACCCGCCAGCTTGGCCAGCAGAATCGGGCCTTGGAGCTGGTAGGCCGCATCCACCACCTGAACATTGGGGCGGTCGTATTTCTGTTTCATGCGAGCGAACTCGCCGTAGGGGTCGAAGCTGGCCACCTGCACGGAACCGCGAGACTTCAGCGTCACACGTTCCTTGTGGATGGCCTGCAGAACCGGCACCTCATGGGCGAAGACGGTCTTCTCCATCTTCGTGCTCATGTCGCGCTCGATTTCGATGGTCACGGTCGGAATCGTGACGCCGACTGGAGCGGCAGCCGGACCGGGGACGCCGGCCAGCATGTTCTCCAGTTCACTCACTACGTCTTGCGAAGCAGCCGCCCCCAGAGAGGGAGCGGCTTCGGTGGCTTCCGTTTGCGGGCTAGTCGCACGGGGCATTTGGATTTCTCCGGTCAGTTGTTGATGAGCTGGATAACGCCAGCGGTGGAGACGCGGTAGTACGGGTAGTCCAGCGACACCTTCTGGTAGACGCCGGCTACGGTGGTTGTGCCAACCTGAGTCCAGCCGGTGCTGCCATCATTAGAACCCTGAAGAATCAGGGCGCCAGCCGAGATCATCAGTACGTCGATGCCCTGCGGAACGAACGGCGAGTCATCGACATTCACCGGAGTCGTGCCGCTCAGAGTGAGCAGATTCATGCTAGATTCTCCTTTAGAATCAATGACTTATCAGTAGATGCTTAAAACTGCGTTAGCGTTGCGCTTTTTGCAAACGAGCCTATAACTGGAAGTCATAGCCCAATAGTGCACGTAGCGGTCGTACACGCGCGGCGGCTTGCGACGCTGCATCCAGTTGCCCTTGATGGGGCGCAGCTCAATGGTTGACAGGTTCAGGAAGTAGCAGCGCTTGGCCCACGGCTCAGCGATTGGGCCGACGATGGTGTCCAGCTCGTCCATCTGCGGGTCCCACACCAGTTCGATGCCCTTGAAGTAGGTCTTGGTGACCGAGGCATCGAGCGATACGCCGCCCTTCAGGTTGCCCTTGTCCATGATTTCGCGGTTGATGGTCAAGCCAGCAGCGCGACGGTAGGCGTCGAGGAAGTCCTGACCGACCAGGATGAAGTCTGGCTGCATGCCGCCGTAGCGGGTGCAATCACGCCAGGTGATTTCCATCTGGTTGATGAGGTCGCTTTCCGGGATACCCAGGTTGGCGTTGTTCTGCCACCAGCTATTGCTGGCCGCGATGCCGCCCACGGTGCCAGAGGTCGGCGTGGTGGAAATCAGGTGGTCCAGACCCGGCACGGCGTCGGTGGACTGCGAGCCGTCCAGATGCAGTTCGATGTCGAAGTTGGCCTGATAGCCCAGCTTCAACGTTTCGAACGCTTCCTGCAGGCGATTCGTGAGCTGAATCTTCTCAGCGTCCGAGGCCACCGCTTCCGAGGTATCGGTGACGATGATGCCGTTGGCGCGCAGGGTGTCTTCGTCGAAGCCGAAGCCGTCGTGGGCGTTGTACCAGCGATACCGGGCCTGACGCACGGTGTCCTTCTCGTTGTACGTAACCGAGCCGGCACCGAAGTAGTTCTGGTAGTTGCTGTCGTTGGTGAAGCGGACCTGGATTACGTCAAACTCGTTGCCGCCCAAGGTCTCCTTCTTCCGCTTGACCAGCTCCGAAAAGAGCGGGTGGCGGATGTTGATTTGGTCGATGGGGTCGTTGCGCAAAAAATTATCCAAGGAATAATTTGCGCCGACCGTCAATTGGTTAACGGTAAAAGGCATGGGATTTCTCCGAAGGTAAAAGTAGAGGGTGTGAACCTCTCCGTCCTTCAGGAGCGCAACCCCTGATGTGTGCGCTGCCGGCGACTAACCCGGCATGAGTCGGTGACGAAGTAACCATCGCTCGGGGTGCAAGCCCGTGTAGTGCAGTGGTGGCGGCTGGTTATGCTGCGAACGATACCATTCGTTACGCCAGTGTCAACTACAGCAGATGGGTGCGCTTGGCGGCTTTCTTCCGGTTGTCCTTGGCCCATAGAGGCCTAAGGTTAGGGAGCGCCCAAGCCTTGTGGATTCCCTCATCTGTGGAAAGGTCGAATGAGCTGACCGGGACGATGTGATCTATGTGCCATAGGCTCATCTTTTCCCAAGACATCCCGCGCAGGAACTGCTTCTCCAAGTGCGCCCGGAGTTCCCCGACCGTGTAGTCCATGCCCTTAACAAATCTGGTGATGTCCTTGGTGGTCCTAGCCGCCTGCCTCACTCCACTGACAAGCCTGACGTGGAGCCTATACGCAGGGTCTTTCCGGCGCTCAGCTCGATATCGCCTTAGGTGGTCGGCGTTCTCTTCGTTCCACTGCTTGTTTCTTGCGGCTACGCGTGCGGGATGGCGCTTGGCGTAGGCCATTTGAAGGGCTGAGGCCTTTCCTCGATTCGCTTCTCGCCATGCCTTGTGCTTGGCTGAGGCGCATGGCTTGCAGACCAGATTCAGGCCATCGGCTGTGGCGCGATTGACGCAGTAGTCTGTGAGTGGCTTAGCTTCGTTGCAGTAGCGGCATGTTTTCATGCCTCATATTATCAGCTACGCGCATAACCATTTCAATACAACCTCAGGACGGGCCTTCTTCTGCCCCTGCACTTTGGAAACGCCCACGTCCGCGAACACGATGTCCACTCCCGGCTTTTGGAGAAGTGCGCAGCCTTCGCCCAAGGTCGTTAGGTTGCCGGATTTCTTCGTGGGGTCGAACCAATGGGAATGAGTGGTGCCGTCCACGCCGAAGACGCCAATCTTCGTAGCCCCTAGGTGCATCGCCAGATTCACCGCTGCCCGGCCGGAGTTGCCGAATGTCAGCATACGTAGGTCGTCTTTCACTTCGCCCGAGCGCTTCAAGCACAGCAGGTGAGCACGCCCGAAGTCCTGCCGGTACTTGGCCTCGTGGGCGTTCGGCCCGTAGTCCGGGTCCACTGCCATGACTGGCTTGGTTTCAGGTGTCAGGCCGGCGAGCCGGCGCATGTTGTCCGGGGATGGGTCGATGGTGAACCAGTAGTCAGGGGCCCACGGCAGTCCTTCCACAGCCCCATTTACCGCAATCACCGTGCAGTTGGGCTTCTCGGGCCATGGGCCTCGTGCACTAGGTCCGGAGGCGATGACCGCGAACGCTCCGCCGACCGGAGGCAGGGCAGTGAAGCGGTCCATCTCGCCCCGGTGGTTGCGGAACCCCGCTTTTACTTGCTCGGGAAATACCATTGCCAGCACGGACTCCCGCCTGCGTTGATGATTCGGGCTGCGCCACCCCACGCCACAGCCATGGCTTTCTCCCACTCGGCGGCTGGGCGCTTGCTGATATGCAGGTCACGCTCGCCAAACCACGAGGGTCGCTCACTGGCCGAGGCCGTCACCGACAGCCGGGCGACCCGGCGCATTTCTCGGAGGCAAGCGTGGACGTCTTCCTCGACCAAGTGCTCCAGGACGTCAAAGCAGGTGACATGGTCAAACTGGCCGTCGTGGAATGGCAGCTCGTGAGCCGGCGCGAACGTCACGCGCTCGGTCAGGAGGTCAGGCACCACTTCCGTCCCGTAGGCGTCATGCCCGGCAGTCGATGCAAAGGTCAGCGTCTCGCCACGGCCTGTACTCACGTCCAGCAAGGTTCCACGTGGAGTCAGTTCGCCGACAATCTGCTGCACCGCATCACGGCGTTTCTGTCCCATGCGGTAGTTGTCCAGTTTGTAGAGGCCGGTGTACTGAGCCATTTCCGCGTCACGGGTCGGCGCAGGCTGTGGCGTTGTCGGTTGCTTGCGACCCCGGATGATGTAGCTCATGGGGCGTATTTCCGTTTGCCAGCCTTATCGCGCTTGGCCAATGCGCGCTGCAGCTTGGCGGCGCAGTGCTTGCCCATCAGGCGCTCACCGCGACGAGTGGCGTTCGGGTCTACGCGCGCGGCCTTGATGAACATGGCACGCAGGGTGGCGTTACCTTTCACCACGTCACCCCCTTATCGGCGGCGGCCATGCCCATTTCCAGGGCCTCGATGGGCGTGCTGGCGACGCGCTGCAGGCCAGCCGGCGAGCCGGTAGCCCGAACCGGGACCGTGGTCACGGCAGGCTTTGGCTTGGGCGGCTGGACCTTGTGGAACTCGCGCAGGAACGCGGCCTCCCACTTGCTCGGGTGAAGGGAGTCTCGCACCTTCAGGAAGGCGGGCATGGCGATGCCCACCTTGTGCTGGTAGTGCGGGTCGGTCTGTAGCTCGACACCCAAGGCATCCAAGTCAGAAACGGCACTTCGAACAGCGCTTTCGAAGTCCGCCTTCGAAGTCTCTTCCTGGGTCTGGCGGTGCTGCTGGAACTCGTTGGTCTTGCTGGCGAGCGTGCGATTTCGAGCAATTTCCTCAGCCAACTTACGGTCGGTGCCGTCCTCTACTGCCTGCAGCAAGTCAGGGTGAGCAGCCAAGATGTCCCCGGTCACGCCGAGTTTCTGGCGGATTTGGGCCAACTGGTTTTCCAGTTCTGCTTCACACGCAGCCAGCTTGGCCGGGTCGTTGCTGTTGAACGCCTCGACCAAAGCGGTTGCCGTGCCGAACTGCTCCGGGGTCATGCCAATCTGCTGCATGTGGCTGCGGAAGTTCTGGAAGGCCTCGGCCTGGGGTTTCCATTCCTCCACTTGGGCCTTGAATGCCTCGGCCTGCTCGGTTGCAGTGCGCGCCTCTTTCTTCACCTTCTGATAGGCGGCGACGCCCTTTTCGTTCTTGAACCCAAGCCCGCGCGCCTCTTCGGCATCGGCCTGAGCAAGCTTGGCTTCGGCCTGCTCGGGGGTTTCCTCGGCGACGACTTCCTCCGTCACAACCTCTTCGGTCACGACAGCGGGGTCGGGAAATTCCTCGGTGACGACAGGATCCGGAACTACCTCTTCGGCCACCGGCTCAGGTGCCGGCGGCTCCAGTGCATCAGCCGCAGCCAGCCCGGCATTCAGGGCATCGAGCGGGGTTTCGGGCTTGTCGTCTTCAGGCGATGGGTTGTTCGGGTCCATTTACGGCTCCTGGGCTGGGAGGTTGACCGGCCATAGCCGGAGGTGCGGTTCCCTCGGTCTGAGGGATGAACTTGGTGGTGTCGCCGTCGCCGTTGCCGGCAATGCGCATGGTCTCGCCTTGGATGGCTTCCAGTTTGTCGGCCACTTCGGACGGGCTGCTATTGCGCATCATGCCAATCTCCTTGGCAGACTGCTGAAGCATCGGAGCCACAGCCGCCCACGCTTCCCGCTCCAGACGGGTATTGGGCTTGCCAGTGGAGCCGGCTTTGATGTCGATGTTGATGAGGGTTTCCAGCTCCTCGGGCGTGTCCAGCGTCGGCCACACAGCGTCAGGGCCAGCCAATAGCTGCACGTCCGCAGGCTCCAAGGTCTGCACCAGCACGACGGCGGTGTACTGAGCTTGGTCGCTCAGCCAGTCTTCTTCCGCGTCACGCATCTGACCGGTACGGGACTGGAAGCCGGTCTGCTGAATCTCGGCCTCGGTCGCGGTCTTGTCGGCCTCGACCGACCCTTGCAGGGCTTCTTGCGTTCCCCATACGCGCTCAAAGTCTCGCAGGATGGGCGAGGTATCGAACAGGGATGGGTCAACCGCTACCGCAGGCTTAGGGGCGATGGAGTTGGTGATGGGTTCGCCCGGCCGAATGGGCTGGATGGGAATCCACTCCTGATACACGCCGGACTGAATCTTATTGACCTGCTCCTCGGAGAGATTGGTCGCATCGAACAGGATGCCCGGAATGTTGCGCTGCCGCGTGAGTTTCAGGGCTGTGCGCCGACCGTTGTATTCGTTCTCCAGCTTCCACGAGCGCGAAGGCATGGACGCCGGGGAGCGCTCGCCGTCCTCCTCGATGAAGGCCAGGGCGAAATAGGGGTAGAACCTCGGACTCTTGACGTTCGGCGGGGCAGGGGGCTTGGGCCAGCACTTCACACCTCGAATCGTGGTGTAGACCGTGCCGTCGTCAATTGACCAGATTTCCACCCCCTGAATGAAGTCGTCATCGCTCAGGGCGGCATTGGCCGACACCGCAGAGTTGGAGATGAACTCGTCCGCCTCATTGGTGGTGATGGGGTTCTCAGGGGCTTGGCGGGTTTCGTCGGGTTTCCTGCGAGCGAAACGCTGGGCGCAGCGAATCTTCTCTTGGGGAATCTCCGGGAACATGACAATCGCATCAGCAATCGTCACGTAGAAATACTCAGCCAGCCACGGGCCGTCGCGGTAATCCATGATGTCCACCGACACCGGCACCTGCATGTTCTGGCAGGGCACGAAGTCCAGGCAGAACCCACGGCTCACGGTGACGAACAGCTTCTCCTGCAAGGCGGTCATCTGCTGCTGGATTTCAGCGCGCGAGGACTCTTCCCGGCCGGCTCGCTCGCCATCCGCCAGCGCCTGTTCCTCCCGGACGATGCGCGTCAACAGGGTCTGCAGGTCGTTGATTTGCGCCTGTACGTGCGGGTCACGCTGGCTGCGCTCCTGCCACGAGGCTTTCATCCAGCCGATGCCAGTGGTCAGGGCAGAACGCACGGCCTTACGGGCGCGGCGCTTCATACCAGCTTTCTTCCATAGCTTCGTAATGACGATTTCAAGGGTCTGCGCGTACAGGTTGCGCTCTCGCTTGAGCTGCTTGCGGGCCTCCTGCTCGGCGGTCCACGCCATCATCTGAGCCTGGTACTCGGCATTGGCCTGCTCGAACTGCGCCTGCTGCTCGGCCATCTGTGCGCCGACGACCTGTAAGCCACCCTCTATTCCACCCTGAGCCACGGCCTCAGCGGCACCGGGAACGGCGAGGGCTTGCGTCGGGTCTTGCGCCAACTGAGCTAATCCCGGAGGCTGGACAGGCGGGACGGGAGCCGGCTCCTTGGGGGCCTCGACCATCGCGGCCGGCACGCAATCCACGCTCGGGTCCTTGGCGTAGATGAAAGTGACCATGGTGTCGATGGCCGTGCCAATCAGCGGCACCGAGACGTCGAACCCAGAATCCCCGCGTGCGTAACGACGGTCCCGTGCATAGCCCTTGCGGATGTTCGAGTCGAACTCGCGGGCATTGTCCAGAATCGCCCACCATCGGGAGATTTGCTGTTCTTCCTGTAGGTAGCGCTTGCGTTCGGCCTCAGCCTCGGGAGAGTCGCCCTCTACCTGGGAGGCGCTGATGCCTTGTTCGAGGGGTGAGAGGTCAGTGTTCATCGGTCACCGATAGTAGGACGCAGGCTTTGCCGTTTCCTTCTCGTCGCTGGACATCAGCCACTCGACGGACCCGAACTTGGGAGCGGCCTTCTTCTCGGCCGGGGGCGGGGGTGCAGCGCGCATCATATCCAGCCCTCGGGCAAGAATACTACACACGTCCACCATGTCATCGGTTCGGCCGTCCTGCCCGTTGAAGGCGCAGAGCTGATTGACCAGCCGGTCGCCCCAATCGGTGTTCGGAATCCAGACGGTGCCAGCGGCGGCACGAGCGGCAAAGCCAAGCGCTCGGGATGACTTGTCGCCCGCGCTCAGGATGGGGTGCCGGTACACGAACGTGCTGTGCTTGCGCATGGCCTCGTCCATCACCGCGTCCACCGTGCGCAGGATGACGCCCTTTTCCTCGAAGTAGGCCAGGGGCTTGTGGCGCTTGATGAGGGCGAGCCACGCGGCAATCCAGACAGCCGGGTTCTCCTGTCCGCTCCACCAGTCAGTCGCCCACAGGTCGCCATTGGAGTCCATGCCAAACAGACCCAGCTCAGTCCAGTCAGGGTCCGAATCTGGCTTGTCCGGGTCAGGGCCGGCGGCATAGTCGCTGCTGAGGTAGTAATTCAGGTTCTTGGGCGCGTCTTTCAGGTCGAATCGCTTGAACCAGTTGCGCTTGAACAGCAAGCCGGCGACGGAGCGGCATTTGCCGAGCCACACATGAGCGTGCATGTCGTCGTTGATGGCCAAGAGCGATTGGCGCTCAGCCTCCAGCACCTCGGGGAACCACGGGTTGTCGTAGTAGTTGACCTCGCACACCCATGCGGCAGGGTCCTTCCCCTTAACAAACCGCTGGTAGACGTAATCGTCCTCCTGGTCTGGATTGAAGGAGGCGATGATTTCCGACCCGGGCTTGCGGATGGTCGGGATTAGGACATTCCAAGAACGCTCACTGACGCTATGGGCTTCCTCGACCCATACCGCGTCGATGTTCACATAGGAGCGCAGGGAGTCGATGGTGTGCGCCTGAAGGCCAGCAAACAGGAACTCGGTGCCATTCGTCCCTTTGATGGTGTTCTTCTGCACGTCGTAGAACTCGCGCAGACCCATCTCGTCAATCAGGTCGTCCAGTAGCTTGATAACGGAGTCAGCCAGCGACTTCTGCACTTCTCGGGTGCATAGGATGCGCATTTTGCGCTGCAGGCCTTGGATGAGCAGAGCCTTTCCGATGGTGACGGACTTTCCGCCGCCTCGGCCCCCATGAAGAATCTTGTAGCGCTTCGGCTCGAACAGCGGGGCCAACTTCTCCGGAATGGAGGTATCGACGTGCACCTAGTCGTCCTTGCCGACAAGCCTCACCGTGACCATGGGGGCAGCCAGTTCCTTCCCGCCCGGCCCACTCAACTCCTGCTTGACCGCCTCTGTGTAGTCGTCACGGAATCGGCAACTGACCTGCTTAGCCCACAAGGAGGCATTGAACCCTTGCATAGTCAGCCCTGCCTGCCCCTGGTCCTCCCACCACGCTTGGGCTAAATCCCTTGCGCGCGTGATAGCGTCCAGAAATTCAGGGTGCGCCTCTTGCCAGTTGTACAAGGTCTGTCGTGAAACATCGAAGTCAGCCGCAATCTGAGCGTGACTCTTCCCCAGACGGCCAAGCTCAATGGCTCGGTCTCCGTACTCAGGGAGATAGTCAGTTGGGCGTCCTCGCTTACGGGGCTGCATAGAACTCGCCGTAGTGTTTGGATGCTGCTTGTTCGTAGGCACTGGAGGCCTCTTCGGGGGTTTTGAAGATGCCAAGGTATACCTTCTTCTTGTTCATGCAAATCTTGGCCGTCCAGCGGTCACACCCTTTGGCCTTGGATACGCCTCGGATGCCAGGCCCTTTCCTCTTGGTGGTGTTCCCGGCGTTCTGGCTGCTTGTGGCGAGCCTCAGGTTATCGGGCCTGTTGTTAGTTCTGTCTCTGTCGGCATGATCTAGGAGGCCCGGTGGCCACTCACCATGCGTCAAAGCCCACACAACGCGGTGGGCCTGGATGTTCACGCCATCCATCCAAACAGACCAATACCCACTGCAGGAAAGCCAGCCAGCGCGGTCTCCTGCCCTCTTTCTGGTAGTCCCGAGGCCTGCCTTTCGGTCCATGCGCCAGAACAGCCTGCCCTGGTCGTCAACCATCAAGGCCTCTCGCAAAGCCTCGACTGTTGGCAGCGGGTGAGTTCTCTTGCCTCGCATCTTCCTCTCCGGGGCTAGTGGAGTGTGACGTAATGGCCGTTCTCGTCCGTAACAGTCATCCCGTCAAGCGGCGGCGGAACGCTGTGCAGGTACTCAACAGCCGTAAGCACATCATCCCACGTACCGCAGTGCAGCACCATGGGCCGGTCATGGGCGAAGACCAGCCAGTTACCGATGCTGCCTGCGATGTGGGGTTTGGTTATCACGTCCTACGTTCCCAGCGATAGCGCTCTCGGTGGTCGTACAGGTACTTGCCACCTCGTTCGTGCTCGAAGACAACCCTCAGCTTAGGCCTGCTCACCCACTTCTCCACCGGGACGGCTTTGCGATCTAGGCCAACAATGACCTTGAGTCGGCGCTTTGCAGCTTGAGCGGAGGTTTCTTCTGGCAGAGTTGTGGGGTCAACTCCGAGCCATCCGCCATCAAACATCTCCTGATGGATGTCCGACACGTCAAAAATGCGGGTGACTGGCATTACGAACTACCTCTCTTCTCCAGGCAGCGCGCTATAACCAGTACGCCAACCGTAGTGATTACCCACAGGGTAACGCCGATGGAGACTGGCGGCTTAGTGGCGAGGAACATGCTGATACCAATGATTCCAGTGAGGCAAGCGAACAGGATTCCGATGGTCGGGTCTTTCACAGGGGCTTTCCTTATGAACGGGGGTTCAGATAACTTCACGCCCCTAGCGGACTCTACTGGACACCGTTTGTCGGCTTTTTGATACCGCTTATCGGACTGACTCTCGAAC